ACCCCGACACACTCGACCGCCGCGCCGACGCTCGCCCCTGCCCCCAGCGTCGTGTTGGTGATGCGGATCGAGCCTGAGAGGTTGGACGGTACGACGACGTCGATGCCCTGGATGGTCGGAACGCCGGCGATCCCGAGGTTGCCGTTGCCGTCGATCAGGATACGGTCGATGCCGGACCACAGCGCGGCAAAGCCCTCGCGTGCGTACCACGCCCAGTTCGTCCCGGTGGTGCGGTCATAGAAGCTGTAAACCGCACTCGGTCCTTGGGTGGTGATCCCGCCATTTACCGTGAGCGGGCCGGAGAGCGTGCCGCCGGTCAGCGGCAGATAGTTACCGCTCAGGTACGCGGTGTCGATCGAGATCGTGTCGGGCTCGGTCGCAGTATTAAGGATGAGCCCGGTACCCACAGTCCAATTCGGACCCTGTGGGCCGGTCGGGCCAGTTGGGCCGGTCGAACCGGTCGCACCAGTATCGCCTTTAACGCCCTGAATACCCTGCGGCCCAGTAGACCCAGTCGGACCCATAGGCCCAGCGGGGCCGGGTACGGTGGAAGCAGCACCCACTGGACCCTGCGGGCCTGTAGCGCCAGTCTGCCCCGCCGGCCCCGGCTGGTTTACCGCGATAATCCACTGGCTAGAGGTACCGTCGTTTACCCAAACAAAAAGCTGGCCGGATATACCGTCCCACCACAAAGTGCCCGCAGCAGGGGTCGCGGGCGGTGTGTCGGTAACGGAGATAGCGCCGTAGCCCTGTGCTTTGACGAAAGCGGTGGTGGCGAGCTGGGTGGAGCTGTCACCGGTCGGTGGCGTCGGGCCACGGACCGTAACCCCGCCGAATGTAAGGTTTTTGTAGAAAGCGTTGCCGGTACTATCGACGGCCTCGACCGTCACCGTGTCGGGGTCGGCAAACAGCCGCAGCGTGCTGTTCGACCCGTTGTCGCTGGGGGCGATCTGGAGGCCGTTGGAGCCCGCTACCGTGCCGATCCGGCCATAGGCACTATTGGCCCCAATCGCTACGGCGTTGCCGGCATTGGCGCCGCTGAACGTCGCGACCCGGCTAGCTCCGACCCGTACCGCCTCCACACCCCCGTACACCAGAACTACATCGCGCACCGTCCCGGTGCCGTTGCGGTCGGTGCCGTAGCGGGCGACATTGCCCGACCAGTCTCCGAGATAAGCCCATTCGCCATCGGTGGCACTGGCGAAGGTATTGTAGATACGCGCCGTTGCGGGCTGGCCCGAGCCGGTGATCGAGAGGTTTGCGGTGGGTGCCGGGTGGTTGATCCCGATGCGGGCGGTAGGGGTGATGGTCAGGCGGTCGGTTTCGGTAACCGGCAGATCGGCTCCCGGCGCGTTGCCGCTGGAGAAGGTCAGGTTGCCGTTGGCCGGGTTGAGGAAGAACGCGCCGCTGTAGTCGTTGCTGTAGGCTTTCTTGTTTACACCGTCATGGTACGAGTTGAAGCTGACGCCCGGCCAGAATGGATCAAACGAAAGCCCCCAACCCGATGGCGTGTTTCTGATCCGTAATACGCTGTGGCCATTGGTGCCGAGGTCGACGATCTCCAGCGGATAAGCAGTCGTTGAGGTCGGCTGTACCACCAGCGGGACGTTTGTAACAGCACCATCATATGCAAATAGAACGACGGCGATGTTGGCTGCGTAAAAGTAATGGTTGAAGCCTGAGACGTAGTTCAGCGTGCCGCCGGTAACGCTAAAGCCGTATCCGCCCTCCCATAACGTGATGTGCCGCGAGGTATCTGTGGCGACGCCACCAGGGGCAAGCATGTTGCCGAAGGTGATCCCGCCGCTCATCCGGCCGCCGCTCAGCGGTAGGTAGTTGCCGCTCAAATACGCGCTATCGAGCGAGATCGTGTCGGGCTCGGTCGCAGTATTTAGCGTCAGTCCAGTGCCGACAGTCCAGTTTGGCCCCTGAGGCCCAGTGGCGCCAGTCGCCCCCGTAGGCCCTGTCGCCCCCGTAGGTCCGATAGGTCCGGTAGCTCCAGTAGGTCCAGTCGGCCCAACGGGGCCGGGCACGGTCGAGGGGGCTCCTGCTGGTCCCTGCGGACCGGTCGCGCCAACTTGACCCTGCGGTCCCGGCTGATTTACCGCGATAATCCACTGTGAACTCGTACCATCGTTAACCCAGACGAAAAGCTGACCGGATATACCATCCCACCACATATCCCCTATGATGGGAGAAGACGGTGCTGTATTGCTAACCGTCGTATTTGGGTAGGCATCAATAGCTGCGGTAACAAAAGCAGTTGTAGCTATAGAAGTATCACTGTCGCCGAAGGCAGGCGTAGGCGCCCGAGGGTCGCCGGTAAAGACCGGACTAACGAGGGGGGCGCCGCCAAGGTTAGCCAGCGCCGCCGGTGCTGTCGTCGCCCCCGTACCGCCCAGAGCGACTGTGACTGGTACGATCAACGACAGCGTAACACCGCCACTCGTGCCGCCACCGGTCAGACCAACACCGGCCGCCACTCCCGTGATCGTCCCGACACCGCCACCGCCAGCGATACTATCGATCTGGTTTTGCAGGAACACATCACCGGCATGGACGAAGGCTGTCGTCGCAATGCTCGTGTCGTTGTCCCCAGGCGCAGGCGTAGGCGCCCGTGGATCGCCTGTGAAGACCGGACTAACAAGAGGAGCACCGCCGAGGTTTGCCAGCGCAGCCGGCGCTGTGATCGCACCGGTGCCACCATGATCAACCGTAACCGGTACCGAGAGGCTAACCGTAACTACACCGCTCGTACCACCACCCGTCAACCCGACGCCAGCGGTAACCCCCGCTATGGTACCCCCGCCGCCGCCAGCTCCGCCGCCCGCCCCCAAAGTTCTATCAATCAGCCCTAAGCCATATAGGTCATTAAATGTCACTGCCCGACCGGGCAATTCCCCCCGGTAACCACCTAGGCTTTCAACACCCTGCTTTAACGATTTTACGACAGTCGCTAATGACGCAAGATCCGCCAAAGGCTCCTGCACCCGTGGCACATTTTTATTGACCGTAATGACAAATGGTTTCAGTAAGACCGCATCAGACACCCTGAAGCTCCTTCATTGTTGAAGCAAGCTCCACGCTGTCAATCCGCACCCGGCTAATTAACTCTATCTGCCAGTCAAACGCCCGAAAACCCGACGGTATCCTAAATATATCCGTCGGCTTCTCGATATCGTGTTCCATGATTAATGTAAAATCTACACCGGCATAGATCCTAAACCGTGCATGCACGCCGTCCGGCAGCAACCCAGATGGATCTGGTGGCAATACATCATCCACTCGCCGGCTCGAGGTCACATGCACGGCTCCAATGCTAATCGGCGCTGGTGCATAAAACTGCTTTGATTTCCACTGATAAGTTTGACGGTCTGCCGCCGCATCATCCCAAAGATAAACATTACCTGCAATCATCACATACGTATTACCTTCAAACTCGTCATTGAAAATAGATGTCGCACCGTCTAAACTACTTAGCAAAACAAACCCAGTCTTATTGTCAGTACCATCAAAAATGAAACCACCATCGCTGTGGATGGCGATGTACTGGGCGCGGTGTCGTGCTCCGAAAATAGTAGCCCCGTGATACGATGTAAGCCACATATCCTTGCTCATCGTATCCAACGATATGATGTCGGCCTGAAAGTAGTTGGTTTTTACTAAACCATTTTGCGAAGAATAAATAACCCCTTGGAGGTCCGTGACCACCGAGCCGCGTGATATACATGGCTCCGCTACCTGGGTTTGATTTATACTATAATTCGCCGGCGAATTGCCGGTACCCGCAGAAAGAAACCCGGCGGTAAGAATTGCCAGTGATTGGTTCCAAGCCGTCAACGCGACGATATCGTACAACACCGACTGATCGTAGATCGCCGGCCATGCGTGTGGCCGATACGGCTCACAGAAATGGATTGTGGTTCCGGTAAATCCTACCATCATACCGCCGGGCAGCGACACTAAACCGTCAAGATAATCCGGCGGGTTTGCCCAGCTCGTTGAGATCAGCGTAGAATTGTCTATGATTTCGAGGTCTGTCGTCGTATCGGTATAAGGCGACGGCACAAACCCCCAGGCCCACTCATGAACCATATAAAACGACGCGCCGGTCTGTAATCCCGTGACCGTGCGGTAAAGCCTAACCTTAGTTACCGGCGAGTAAGCTCTGCCAGCCGTTGGCGGTGGTGGGGTAGTCGGTAAGCCCGCAACGACCCAAGTACCGTCAGGCGCCCCTTCGGCGATTTCGCTCGGTGCGTTTGGGGCGCTCTCCTCGCCATACACATTAACGTAAGTGTAACAATAACTCCGCGCCACCTGCGGGATCGTCGTCGTCCCCCCCGTCGCAGTAACCGTAAGGGCGCTGCCAGGACCGGCAAAGGGTTGGTCTATCCCAAGCTCGAGCGGAGGGTTCCCCGCCTGAATATCCGCATACGTCGACCAGTGCGGGCACAGATCGCCAGGATTTGTCCAATAAATCCGCCGTGCCGAGTCGTTGGTTAACGGCGATCGACAAACACTCGAAAACTCAGAGGGCAACGGCAACCATGTATTCTGAGTGTTGTCAGCGTTAGGAAAAAAATATGCTTTACGGGCGCCCGGCAGAGACACTACGAATTTAAGCGCCCGCAGACCGTCGAGGTTGCCACTGCGAAAGTCACAATCCTGCGCCCGCTCCGCTGCTGCGTCAGGTAGAACACCAGGATCGAGGCGGGGGATCATACCCCCCATACCTCTAACGGCAAAGCGGGCCATGTCCTTACCAGTAAATCCAACCTGTCGTAGTGTCGACGTACCGGTAGGTCTGCACCTGCAACGCCGTCGCAGTTACCGGCGCCGTAGCTACGGTAACCGCCGCGGCGTTTTGCACCGTCAGGGTCGTCACGATCGACCGAAACTTAAGGCTCACAACATCGCCCACCCGAGGACCGGGCGGCAATTTAACGGTCAGCGATGCGATGGTTGCCGGGTGGTTAAAGTAAATCTCTCGCTGACCCGCCGTCATTACGTAGGTTTGACCCGCCGTCGGCACATTGTTGACGATTGGCGGACTCGCAGGGCTTTGAAAAAATGACCCGCTCTGGGCTAGAAAACTAGGCATAGCTCACCTCCGTTTATCAGCGTCCTTTACCGCGAGGCGTCAGTCGTTTCTGACCGGCGCTGTCAGCTCGCTTCTCAGCGGCAGAAGTCTCGTACTTCTTCGCGCTCACCCCAGCGCGCTTAGCGCCGGCAGCGTCCTCGCGCTTGTCAGCTTTGCTGTCCTCGTACACTTTGGATTTCATCAGACACTCCCTGGGCTGTTTCGGCCCCTGTTTGGTGTAGATTTCTTTGCCAGCGCCTTCTTCATCGCCGCCGGCTGACCGGGGTTCGCCGGCCCAGGGATTGGCCCAGCCGGCACCGATTTGCCGGGGGTACCCGACAAATGCTGCGGGCTCGACCCCTTAGAGCTAGGATTTACCGCGGTACCGCCTTTACCCGGTTTGTCATAGACACCGTGCATCTCACTTAGCCTCCGCTGTGGGTTTACACGGCTCGCCGCATAGCTTTATCAGCTCGGCAATCCGCGCATCCTTAGCCGCCAACCTTTGATTTACGTCGCTGATATACTGCTCAGTTGCAGTCGCCATCTGCTGTAATGCCAGGGCTAGTCCCCGCATCGCAGCGGGTTCCTGCGGCTGCTGAGCAAGAGCCGGGGTTGCAAACAATAATAACAGTAAAACCCACCACATCACCGCACCCGCCAGTTGGTGCCATCACAACCCACAACAACACCATTGGTACCGCCACCAGTCGTCGTTGCATTAAAAACTGCGGAGGTGCTATCCGTTATCCAGATTAAGCTACCTAGAGCACCGGCGTTGCACGGGTTTCCCGATGTCAGCGCTCCATAGGTCGTCGAAGCTAGCTTCAGCCGCCCAGCACCAACCGTAACCGCGCCGCCGCCGGCCGGTGTTAGGTTTATCGCGTTCCCCAAGATCGTCGTAGCAGCCGCCGAGTTGCCATAAAACTGCGTCGTAAATCCGGTGTCTTGCCCAACCCCGAAAGTCGCGCCGCTTCCTTGCATTACAATGCGATTGTTAATGTTGATCCCGCTGAGATCACCCATAGCAATTCGCGACGGACCGCCAAGCAAGGTCAAGGCTCTGGCGTTGGAGTTGGTTGAAAACAGCGATAGACCGCCGCTTTCGCTACCAGTCATCACGATGTTGGCATCCGCGCCAGTGCTGTCCCTAAACCCGAAAATAATATCTTGCGACTGAATACTATTACCTACCGCCTGCTTCGGGCCAATCCCAGCAAAAGTATTAGTGCTACCTGCTATCGACAATAAAAAGCTCGACCACCGCGCGATCGTGCCAGCAGTACTAGCTTGCCCTAAATCCAGCGGCTGTAACGCAACGCCAACCGCAGTGGCAGGCTGAGCCTTCGAGCCGCCAGCCAAACTCAACCCAATCACCGTCGTATTCGGCGAGGAGATGTTAAAATCAAATTCGTTGTTGAGGGATTTGCCGGTTCCGGCGCTTACCGCGCCGGTCATCGTGTCGGATAGCAGCGTGTTGACGCCCCAGACCTTGGCGTTGGTGCCGCGCGCCACGCCGGCACTGAACAACCCTACCGTCGCCGGGAAGCCACCAACACCCGTCGTTGCCGCGTCGCTAACGACATAAGCCGAGACGCCATTAACAAGGTTGATCGTGGTAGCGGCAGGAGCAAAAGCGACACCCCGCACTGCATCGTAGTTTTTTGACCCCGACGAGGGGGGCAAAATAAAGGCCGCATCAAGGATTTGCGCTGCGGTGAACGCTGTCGTATTTCTCATAGTCAGCGGCGAGCCATCGATGCTAATCGATGTCGGCATATCATTTGTAATAAACGCCGGTCCTTGTTTTAGCGTATCCCCCCATACAGAGTTCCACGAGGCAAGCTCGTTCATCGTGCTCGTCGACGGGCCGCCAACCGGATGTGATACCTGCTGTGCCTGCGCCGAGGCGCAAAGCAGACTACCAAAAACAAATACTAAAAGTTTCTTCGTCATACTTGCATCCATTGTATTCCAGTGAACGTAAGTTCAGCCCAGGAATAATTTGCGTGGAGAACTAACTGGGCGGCGCCGTCTATAGTATACCCAGTGGCGATAATCGTTATAGGATATGTGGCAGCATTACCGGTAATATCCTTAATCACAAGATTTTGATTAACTACCGGTAGGGGCGGCAGCGTTATTGTTATTGCATGACCACTAGTATTATTCACAAAAATAGAACCGTGGCTACCAGAGGCGAGAGCAATATCCCCAGTTACAAATTGATAAGCCAATGGCGGTGGTGGCTGTGGTGACACTGTTATGTCAACCATCGGCGTGCCGACGCAAACTAACAAATCCACCGCTTTGCGACGCTGCGACGGAGCTGCTACCGCCAGAAAACTTACCCCATACGTCAAGCCTGAAGTGCCCTGCCCAATCAATATAGTCCCTTGTGTACCATTATTAATCGGAGAGGCGCCAAGGACTGTTAATGGATTAGTATCAGCCCCACCTACCGGCGGCTGCGTTACCGGAGACGGACCGCAACTACAATTAAACGCTAATGACCAAGTGCCACCACCTTTCAGCACATCACTACAAATCACCTCAGGTACTACGGGATTGGCAATAATCCCGTGTTGGTCTAACGAGGCGACAAATTCACCCGGCGCCAGCCAGCAGGTAAAGTCAATAGTTGCCTCGCGTTGATCAACTGGCAGCTTAGCAAGTGTGCCAAGCAGCCCCAGTTGCTCAGTAACCGTGAATATCGTAGGGCCGCATGGCGTCGAGCTGGTCAACTCTTTCGCCTCCCATCGGCATAATAGTTAAAGGTCCATTGGCCGGGACCGTTGGTGTATTGCTTCTGCGCTATCGCGCGAGCACGCTGGCAACCCACTCGAAACTGTTTCGCATGCGCCGAGGCGAACTGCGGGCTGGAATATGGCTTTGACGGCTGTATGTATAGCCGATACAGCGCACCATCGAGGATCGTCTCAAACCAATTCATAAAGAGCTGCGGATCAAACTCGGCATCGAGGCTGACTGGTTTCAGGGCTACCAGTGCCTTACCCTCGCGCGCGCCAGATGCCGGCGGATCTCCGACATCGACGATCATCGATGGCGGGCGAACTGTATATTGACCGTAACCGTAAATATCAAGAACCCAAGTAACCAACCAATTCCCGTCGAAAGGGTTAAAATCTACACATATAACATTAGCAGGCATACACCAATTAAGCAGCTCGCGCCTCCAGGTCGATCGCCAGTAAAACTCCTCGATAGCATTCCACACCGCCAACTTGACCACCGGTAATAAGACACCGGGGACTATGCCCATGACATTGTCGTACACGCGAGCGAGCCCTGGGTTTTCGCCCAGGTAATTCTGTTCGTCGTAGGCGGGTAACGGCATCAGCTTGCCACCTGTAAGAGCCCCGTAACGAATTTGTTCAGCATCGCTACGGCGCGACCCTCCGCGGCAAACTCGTCTTCTCGCAGCTCCGACTTACCTACGATGTAGTTAACGCAAAGCGGGTAGAAGATTTGGTCGAGTGGGAATATCTCGGATTGATCGTCTGGCATGACAAACTGCGGGACACTGACGCGCAGCCCCGTCGCGAGAAACGCATCGGGACGTTTCGCACGAACCTCAGCGAGAGCACTGTTAAACGCCTGGATCAGATCCGTATCCGAGTACCGCACCGATCCGGTGATCGGTACGACATCGTTGAGGATCGCCCTGGCATCCGACAGCATCCGGCCAATAGTGGGCTGCGTCGTCAGCATCTGGGTGCCTATATTACCTATAGTTACCCACGCACCGCATATAGCTCGGTAATTGCGATGCCGTCGAGCACTTTTGCCCCGTAGACCTGGAGGCCGCGGAGCAAGGTGCCGAAGGTGCTTTCCGACCGCAGGGTTTCCACCTTGCTGATCTGACTGGCGAAAGTGAGCCCGTGCGGATGCCCGCCAAAGATGCGGGTCGCACTGGCCGAGCCTTCGGTCGCCGTCGGGAGCAGGTTGGACGAATAGAGTGTGAAACGGTCAATCATCCCGAGCCTGCCATTTCTCATCAGAGAAACGCCATCACCGGAGATCGAGGCGTTACGCAGATCCGACTTTTTGACGAGGCCGGCAACCCACGGTGGGACCACCAGCCACCTCCCCGTTTCGGGGATGTTTTGTTCGTCCAACACGGTGCCCATATCCACTATGGAGTCGAGGATATTGGTCGCAGTCAGCGCTACCGGCGCACCGGCAGCACCCAGATTGAAGTCGGAAATCCGGCCCGCCGTTGCTCCCTTGTTGTTGGCGTCGATGCCGGCATCGATCAGACCAAGGACACCGGTATCGATGGTAATCTTGAGCTGCTCACTGGCATCGTCGGCCCACATCGACAACAAGTTCATATCCGCTTGGCGTTCCATCACGTCGTCAAGTACCAAGTTGAAATATTTGGCATAGTCGATCGTGAGTTCGATCGTCGAGGACGAAGGACGGTCGACCGTCAACGCCATATCAAGCTGATAATCTTTGATAGTGATCGTCGGCTTGGTACGGATTTTTACCTTGTCGCCTTTATTCTGGATCTCCCCTTCGTAATCGGTGTTGGAGATAGCAGAGAGGACAGTGGCTGAATAGAATTTCTCAATCAGCTTGCCCGACCAGATTTCAGGAACGAATACGCCACCTGCCGCTGCACCCGAATAGGCAGGACTAGCGGCTGCCCCCGAATACGGGGTGCCCTGGGTAACAGGCATAACATAACTCCCTCAGAAGCGCGTTTACTGGAAGACGCGTCCCTCGGAAGCAGCAGCTAGGATATCCGCCTCGATGCGGTCTTTATCCGCTTGTCGACTTCGGTACACACCACGCTGCACATCCCGATAGAACGCGCCGATTTCTCGGTTTGTCCACATGCGTCTCTCCGGGGAAGCGCCGCCGTTTGTACCTGAAGCCGCTGCGCGGCCGGGTGCAGCCAGTTCTTCAAGTCGCATCCGACCCGCCGGTGCAGAACCATTCTGCATGGTATGGGGCGGTACTCTTGAAGCTGGCGGAGCGGTATGCTCTGCGAGATACGTTTTGAAAAAACGTCCAGTGCGGTTCGCGTCGCCCTGGGCGTAGGCTTCACGGAGCAGCTCGAGTCGAGGCCGCGCCGAGAATTGGTCAATCTCCGATAACCATTGGAGATAACGAGGATCGTCGTTGAGCTGGCGCCACCGCCCCGCGAGGTCGGGGTCCATATCCAGCTGCGACATCACTGAATGCTGGGTCAGCGACACATCGTGGCGCTGCTGACCACCCTTGAGGTACTCAACCTCGGCTCTGAGCTGGCGTACTTCTTCGCTCGCAGCCCCACCCACCCAGCGCGACACCGCCTGCGGGAGATCGTCCCCCCACATTTCACGGTCTTCGTC